TTGTATGCGGAGTAGGATTTGAACCTACATAAGACGGCATATAAGACCGTTGCCTTGACCAATCGAGCCACCCGCACATTTTGTTTTTTGATTCAATGAATTTTTATATTCGCATTTACTCTACCAAACCGCCAACCATTTGGTAAATCCATACCATTTTTTATTTTTTTGTTTTCTTTTCCATTCGTAACCCACCGTGTGCCATATTGAGAATTTCTATCGCCTTTTGAAGTTATAGATACTGCTTTTGATATTTTTAGTTTAGATTCTTCTTTATGTTTTTTACCACTCCAATTTGGAGCTTTAACTATTCCCATTTTATGATTTTGCTTTGTGTATTCTATCAATTTTTGAGTTTCTATTTTTCTGAATTCTGAATCTTTTTTCCATTTTTGGAGTCGTTTTTCACGGTTAATTCTGGCTGAATTTAAAAATTTCACCATGTGAGATTTTGAAGAAATTCCACCACCTCCACCCATAGATAAATTTAAACACATCATATCTTTCAAAAGATTCTCATTTACAATCTCGCGTTCACGGTTTTTCAAAGATTCTCTGTTTGGTAAAAACTCAAGTATTTCAAATTTGAAAGATTCCTTCCCATATTTTCGAATATACCTCCATAGTTTTTTACCACTCCCAATATACCCATCGTTCAAGTTATTAGTTGAGTGCATTCCTATGTAATACTTACCATCTATTAAACTAGTTGTTTTGTAAATATAATAATGTTGTTTTTTCTTTCTTGGCATACTTTCTCCTTTTACTATAAATAGTATAAAGGTACAAAAGTTCCAAAGTACCATCGGAGGGACTCGAACCCTCAATCCCATACGGGCAACAGATTTTAAGTCTGTAGCGTATTCCAATTCCGCCACGATGGCATTTGTGATTCCGGTGGGGCTCGAACCCACGACCCACAGATTAACCTACCACTCTTGGTTTCCCAAGCCACCAATGGTGTTGTGGTCTGGACTATATCATCATCCAAATAAATTGGATGTTTGGCGTGTAGTCTCTGAGGATTCTATCTTACGATAGTCTTTCCTGCTGATTGTCCAATCCGTCAAATTGTTACACTTGGTATTGACGGCTCTAAGGAGTTTCCAGCATATAGCCAAATTCTACGTCTCGTATTACTACAAGGGCACTCTTATTTCAAAGTCTGTTGCTCTACCGAAACTGAGCTACGAAATCATTTTATTTTCAATACATCAAATCTACCACTCGTCATCTCTCAAAAAATCTTCTTGGATTCCATGAGCCGCCTCCCATCTTTCCCACTCATCGTAATCTATTTCATCTTGTGCATCAGTCTCTGCCTTCAAAACTTCTTCGGGGTCATCGAAGATGAAGAGTTCTTGCATAAAAGTTTCGGCATCATCCGTCACAATATCAGGTGTACCACTTGGGTCTGCAACTGAACCTGTGAAGTCTGTAAGTACAGACCAGATTTTGTTGTCATACATAACAAGATTCTCAAAACCACCGTTTTGTTCTGCACTACCCGTGAACGGATTGTGGTCAATTGGATAGTGTTGGACAATCTTGCCTTGTTCAATCACGTCTTTGTTTGTAATCATTTCATCACTCTTTCGTTTGTTGATATACAATAGTATGGAAAATTTGGGACATTTCCAAATAGTTTTTTAGATACCGCGATTATTCGTATGATTCACGGTCAATTTGAATGGCAACACCAAACCGTGGAATACCATCTGGTGTTTCTTGGAAATACTTGATTGTTGCTGTCTTACCGATAAGATTCTTGCGGTTCTCTAAAACCGAACGAACCCATTGACGACTTCCACGAAGCGTTGCACCAAACGAGCGACCGTCGGGAAGTTCGAGGAGAAGATTACCAGCCGTTCCTGCACGATTTCCCTTACCTTCTTCAACGTCAACGATTGTAAATTCACCATCGTAAAAGTCTTTCTTCTTCAATAATTGTTTTGAACGCTTGTTTTCATACGGTGCAATATCAACACGAATGATTGAACCTTCGTAACCTTCTTCCAAAAATTGTTCGTGATACTTTTGGATGTCATCCTCTGAACGAACTTGGTATGTTGGAACAACCTTGATTGCCTTGTTCTTCAAAGTTTTTACCACCTTTTTCAATTGAGCATACCGCTCGGAAAACACACCATCCCATTCTGGCAAATCGTATGCCCAAAACTCAATGATAGATTCGCACTCGGCAATATCTTCATCTGTTGGCTTTGTTTTCTTCACAAGTGAAACAATCTTGTTGAAGTCATCGTGGTAATCGTGTGAATATAATTCACCGTCAAGAATAGCAACATCTTGTGATACGTGGTCAACCGTTAGAAACGGCTTACCATTACGAGACATCATTGTCCCGTCGGAATTGATACAACGGAGACCATCTAACTTTGGTTGAATAAATGTTGGATTGACGAAACAAAGGTCAGAATACTTCTCATACTTTTGAGCCAACATAGGTTCAAAGAACTTCTTTGTCTTTGTCAGCTTTTCGTTGTAACCCTTGTCTAACTTCTTTTGAAACTTTGACTGTGCTTCTTTGAGGGCTTGTTCCTTATCTGTTGTTTCGTTTGCACGTCCAACATTCTTACCGAAACAAACTGTTGGTTCAGACTTTGTGAGTTTACCGCCCCTGACACCTTCTACCGTCCAAAACTTGTTGCCTTGAACTTGGATAGTCCATTCTTGTACGAGACCACGGGAATCATACTTGTAGAGTGTTGGGAATGTTGTTTTCATCGTGAAACCTTTTGTGTATGAAATTGAACATACAAAGATACTAAAATGTCAGGACATTTCCAAACGGTGTGGATAACTTTTTAAGTCCTTGATTTATAAGGACTTACTTCACGTATAAAATGTTGTTCTTTGAAAAAGCCATGCGACCGAAGTTTGAAGTTGGTTCCAATGAACCTTCGAAAATGAATGGAGACGGATTACCACCACGGAGTTGTGAGTAAGCTTGAGCAATCTTACCAATAGAGAAACTCGTTCCAATGTTGTCTGAGTTACCGTTCTTGTAGTAAAGTGAAACACCTTCACCTTGTAGTCCAATAATTACGGCATCTTGATTGAACTTCTTGGCCACACCAATACACATCTCAATAAATTCTTCACGAGACATAGAATCTGGCTTTACAAAAAGTACACTTTCTTCTGTAATATCTTGGAGTTGTTCGGGAGTTGCATCTTCCCAATCTGTCCCATCGGGAGCTTCTTGCCAATGTCCTACCAACATATAACCGCCCATCTTTTTGGATTGTAATACAGAGAATAATTCTTTGTTACGTTGACGGTTTTGTTTCTTTGTGAAGTTGGAACGAAAGGCGGTAGCAATACAGAAATCTTTAGTCTGTACCATACTCACGAGACGTGATAGACTTGCTTCGTTGATTGAACCAAATTCAGGTAATGATTCTAACAGGATGTCTTTTATTCTCATTTGTTCACTCATAATTGGAAAATACTTTATAGAGATAAATATGTGATAGGAACTAATATAAGGAATTTTTTTGTTATTTCCAAATGTAGTACAGCATACGGGAATCGAACCCGTGTTACCGCCGTGAAAGGGCGGTGTCCTAACCGCTAGACGAATGCTGCGTTCATTACTTCTTTTCCCATCCATGTTCTTTGGCATACTTACTTATAATGTTAGATGCCGCCGATTTAGATAAGTTACTAACCATATCATGTGGAAACATTTTATAACGACGAATTAATTTTTTCTGTGCTTTCGTTGCTTTTTCAAAAGTCCCTTTTACTTCTTTCCATCGTTCCAAATCTTTTTTGGATTTTGGTTTGTAACGATTTGCTTTTTCCCAATCCATTTTTGCCATATCTACCTCACAAATCCATCAATCTTATCATGTTCTTTTTCTATCTTCCATCCATAATTGAATACGAACATACCAGCAACTTCCTTTGCCACATACTTTGGAACCTTCATTGACTGAGCATATTCGTCAATAAACCATTTTGTAAAGTCAACATCGTCTTTCAATGTCCAAGACCTCTCAGTAAACCAATATGGCTTTTGAGCAAACTCTTCGTCATATCCTTCAAACCCGACTCGACGAAACATCTCATCGAACGCCCGAGTATAAAATTCTTCTTGTTTTTGTTTCTTTGTTTTTCCCATAGATACAATATACGAAAAAAATTTGATACTTTCAAATAAAAAATAACCCCACCGAATTGGTAGGGTTATCTGAACTGGTGTGGTCTTATTTTTTACATTGCGGCGTAAATTGCTGCGTATTCTTTGTTGTTCAATTTTTGTTTAGCAAGTAATGATAATTCCCTGTAAATTTCTTGTCTATATTTGTCTACCATATACGGCAGAGAACGTTCTTCTTTTGTTATGTCTTGGATTGCTTTTAATACATTTTCGTGTTTCTTTGAATTCAAAAGTTTTGCCAGTTCAAGTAGTGACTCTGTGTGATGATTCTGGTCAGTTAATTTTTCCATTTTGTTCACCGCAGTTTGGACGTCTTCACCGACTTCTTCTTGTGCTTCTTTGATTATTTGTGATAATTTCATTTTAATCTCCGTTGGGTTATATTCTATAAATATCAACTAATTTCCGTTTTCTTACGGGAAAGCAAAAAATAAAGCCCAAAAAAGAATAGCGCTACCCCATAGAATATAACGTCGGTAATCACGTAACTTCCTGTCAGTTTTGTTGTAAACACAAATAGAGCATCGAAACCAAGCGGGTTTATAAATGTCCCCAAAACCAAACAGATTTTTGCTATGTTTTCTTTTCGTTTCCACTTTTTCAAAACTTTCATTTAGACTTCCCATGTATTTACCTTGTGGTGGAACATTAGTTATTTATCTAACAACTCTTTGATTGTAAATGACTAATCCAAGATATGGAGAATCCTCACCTTCCGTTGGGTCATATACGCCATCTGCTTTCATTTTATTTGCAATTTGTTCTATCTTTTGACCACCTATTTCACTCGCTTTTGGGACTAACATTATTTTTGCGGAATCCAATAAATCATAATAATCGGTTCCAGAATAATAATCATCACTCTCATAGTGGTCACTACTATCTTGTGAGACGGAGAAATACATACCTCGACCCAAAACAGAACCCATTGAATTCATATGATTCCCTTCGAAGTTTGCCCTCTCCAATTGTTCAGAAGATGTTGTTAAATACTTACGTTTAAAATCGGCACCACTTATTATTTGATATTCCGATTCGCTAATTTCTTGTAATATGTGTTTGAGTTTTATCATACCTATAAATATGATACCACGGGCAATTTCGCCCACCCGTCCATATCAGTAATCTTCATAGATATTCCCCAATACATCACATAACACTCACCACCTATGACGGCAACCTCTGACATTAGAATCTCATCACCTCGTCTAAATAAAATCTTCTGACCACGTAGATGTTTCGGTTGGACTGTCCTCGGATCCACTTCGTTCTCTAATTTCAACATTTGTAATTCCTCTCGTATGTTTTGGCTCATAACAACAGTGTTTGCATCCGCTACCACAACAAAAACCACGGCGAAGGTGATACGTTTCCGTAAACACCTTTTTACCGTGGGAATTGATGTAGTAATCTTCCTCTTTATTTTCCATCTTACTTGGCGGCCTTAGATTCTTCTACTGATGACTTGTTATAAGCCGTTACCAGTTTCTTGATGGCACCCAAAGCTTTACGGGCATCTCCTGCACCCTTCTTGAACTTTGAATTGTGGCCGTCTGTAAACTTTTGGTATAACTCATTGATTTGTTCATATAATTCTTGTTTTGACATAACATTCTCCTGTTAGTTGAATAGTCGGGATTAGTTCCCGTCTGAATAAATAGTGTTAGAAATTAATTTCACAGGCCGCACCGGAACAGGCGACTTCTTGTGAGTGTTCTGTCAAATCTTCGAGCTCAATAACTTTTTTCAAATCCACATCATGCAGTGTTTCCATCAATCTCTCATATTCTTCCTTTGTAATCGTCTCAAAAGGACTTTGAATATAACTTCCTCCATCATACGGAAGAACAGAAATTCCATTATATGATTCCTTATTTTCCCAAAGCCAATTTCCGACGGCATCCCATTCATGTTCACGAATACTTACCGTGGCAGAAATGTTATGGGTGTTCATACCCGTTCTATGTCCCTGACGAATCCAATGTTGGTTGAACCACTTCACTCGTTCAAGAAGTTGAATTGGAGATTCTGTCCGGAGAATAGCATGGTCTGGTGCTTTCTGTGGAACACCGACGACGGCTGTATCGTGTGGGCGGAAATATTCATCTTCGACCAGCTGTGGATGGTTTTCTTTGAGGTAAGGGTAAAGTGCTTCATTCTTACCGATACGAATACGACGAAGATAATAATCATCGTGCCAAGCATGAATTCCAGAACTTGTTCCAAGAACACATGATGTTGTTCCAGACGGTTTGATGGTTGTAACACGAGCGGCTTTGTTGATTCCAAGAATCCCTGCAACTCTTTCGTTTTCTTCCTTCGCGGCTTTTGCGGCAGATTTCACATCCAACTTTTGTGCAACACCAGAACCAATACCCGTCATGCCTACACCAAGTAGAGCTTCTTTCTCAGTGGTTCTTTGCCAGACAGGACGAAGATAATGGAAGTCCGTGTATGATGCCTGCATTGTTCCGATGAATGTGGCGGCTTTTGTGCGAGCTTCTAAATCTTCTTGGTCAGCAACATCAGATACGTTTACTTCACAAAGATTGCAAAACTGAAATGGACGAAGGGCAATTTCACAACATGGATTCGTCCCATAGTCCTTATCATTTGAAAGGTATATCCCTGGCTCACCTGCGTTTGACATCTCAATCTTCTTCCACAACTCTTTGAAGAATTCTTCTGTTACCTTACTACGAAGTAATACCGCCGAGTTATTTGCACGTCCACGTTGAG